GATGAAGATTCTGATGAAGACGAGTGGGATGACTAATGGGATGGTATAGTCGAGTTAGTCGAGACATATCTGAAATACCAGCAGCAATACAACACTTTGAGAACGAGTTGGTAACAGCTCGTTCTGAAGTAAAGTTAAAAGGCAGTATTGAAAAAGCTGCTGCTGAGATGCCAGGCATTGTTGAATATCGCTTTAATCAACTACAAGAAGTTGAAGCTATACTCGAATTCCTTAATATTGAACTACGCAAACTGCGTAGTTCTTTTTTTAGAAAATATCTAGAAAACTATCAGCGAGCATTGTCAAGTCGCGATGTTGAAAAGTATGTTGACGGCGAAGCTGACGTATGNGACTATGAAAAGATTATTAATGAGTTTGCATTAATACGCAACAAATGGTTGGGTGTTCTAAAAGCACTTGATCAAAAACAATGGCAGATAACTAATATTGTAAAGTTAAGAGTTGTAGGCATGGAAGATGCATCATTATAAGGAACATCATGGCATTTAGTAAAGAATATTTAGAACAACTAACAGCACTACATAACAGATCGAAATTTGGAAGTGGCAATGATATTCCGTATGTTGTTTCTCAAATTTTAGAAAATAAGGATATTACGAGTATATTAGACTTTGGTTCTGGCAAAGGTTATACCTCACAAGCAATTACTACACAGTTTCCTAATATAAAAGTGTATACATATGATCCAGTTACAAGTCCAATCGATTTACCAGAATCAGTTGATATGATTTACAGTAGCGATGTATTAGAACATGTTGAACCAGAATTAATTGACAAAACGCTAGTCGATCTTTTTAATCGAGCATCAAAATACCAGTATCATTTAATTGCGTGTCATCCAGCAAAGAAATTTTTAAATGACGGTCGTAACGCACATCTAATTATCGAAACTCCTAAGTGGTGGAAGAAAAAGTTAAAAACATTTGGCTGGACTGTAGAATACGAAGAAATCTCAGAACGATATATTGAACGACTCGATATTAATGTTATAAAATATATTACAGTATTAAAAAAATGAAACAAGTGTACGAATATTGGATGCCTGATACTGATGAACATTTTGAACGTTTGATTGCAAAACGTATAAAAAACGGTGGCCCTGCAGAGTATCAAGACGATGTTAGAAATGCTGCATACAAGTATGTTACAGATTTTGGTATTGCTGTAGACGTTGGAGCCAATGTTGGATTATGGGCAAAACCACTTACTGAAAAATTTAAACATGTAATAGCATTTGAACCTCTTGAGCAAGTGTATAGTTGTTTAGAAAGTAATGTACAAAACCTAAACGTAGAAATACACAAATATGCATTAGGTAATGTAAATGACAATGTTGAAATGATTTATGATAGTGAAAATACCGGTGGCAGTTTTGTTAGTAAAGTCGGCACCGGCAATATTGTTATCAAACGCATGGATGATTTAGATTTACCAAAGTTTGGATTATTAAAAATTGATTGCGAAAGACATGAGCTTGAAGTATTAAAAGGCGCAATAGACACAATATTAAAATATAAACCTATTATTGTATGCGAACAACAAGCTGACACCAATGAATGTGCTGGCATGTATTTAAAATCATTTGGTGCTCGCGAAATAACAAATGTAAGAAAAGACTACATCTTTGGATGGTAATATGAAAATAACAATAGTTACAACATTTGGCGATCAGCATTATAACATGTATGCCAAAAACTTTATGTCTAGTTTAAAAAAATACTTGGATCCTGAAATAAATGTATTAATATATACAGATAAAAAATATTTTGAAAACACAGATACATGGAAAAACTATATTCTCGAAGACGAATGCCCTGAACTTATCAAGTTTAAAAACCGCAACAAGCATAGAGTTATTGAAAACAAAACAAAAGGATGGATATATGATGCTGTACGTTTTAGTCATAAGAGTTATTGTATAGTAGATGCTGCTAAAAAAACACAACAAGGAAGACTTATTTGGCTCGATGCCGACACTGAAATAATTGCTCCGTTAACTAAACAATACCTAAATTCAAAACAAAACCCTAATACATTTGTAAGCTACTTAGGAAGAATTGATCGATATAGCGAAACTGGATTTATAAGCTGGAATATGACCATTCCTTATGCTGCTGATTATTTTAAAAAATGGCAACATTATTATGATACCGATTTAATATATCATTTAAATGCTCAACTCGATTGTCATGTGTTTGACGCTGTTACACATGAATTTTTTCGTACACACAACTTAGTACCAGAAAATATTAGTCCTCCTAAAGTAAATAAAGATCATTTTGATAAAGCATTCAAAGGAGTCATGTATCATTATAAAGGCGATGACAAAGAAGATGTTAACACTAATTTTAAAAGACGTCAATACCGATCAAAAAAAGAAAAACTAAAAAATGAAAATAATAGTAACAGGACATAAAGGATTTATTGGCAGTCATTATTATAACTACATCAAAGATAGTTACGATGCAGTTTATCCTTATGATAAGAAAAACGGCATTGCAGATGACCTAAGTAATATCACAGTAGCAAGAAATGCGCCCGACTGCGATGTTGTTGTACACTTGGCAGCAACAAATGGCACAAGATTGTTTTATGAAAATCCAACTGATGTTTGTATCAATAATACATTGCCAACTATAAACTTGATTGAACGCTATAGAAATACAAATACTAAGTTTGTATTTGCAAGTACCTGTGAAATATTTAATGGAGCAATAGATGAAGGTTACTACACTATTCCAACTGATGAGCAAGTACCAGTTATGTTTAACAACATTACGAATCCAAGATGGAGTTATAGCGTTCCGAAAGCTCTCGGCGAAAACCTAGTAGCAAACAGCGGCCTAGATTATCTTATTATACGTTACTTCAATGTATACGGCCCAGGACAGATTGATCATTTTATCAATGAGTTTGTTGAACGTTGCAAAGCAGGTGAATACTATATCAAAGGTAACGACACTAGAAGTTTTTGTTATGTTGATGACGCTGTAAAAATGACACACAGTCTTGTAGAGAATGTCAACAACAAAACTGTGCATGTTGGTAGGAATGAAGAAACTCCTATTGCAACAGTTGCAAAAATAATCATGGGCATAATGGGAATAAATCCAGACAGACTAGAAGTACGGCCAGGTCCAGTTGGCAGTGCTAAACGCCGTTGCCCAGATACAACACTAGTACAGTCACTTACTAAGTTTGTAGACTATACACCACTAGAAGTTGGTTTAAGAAAGACAGTAGAAAGTTTACTATGAAACTAGGTATTATTGGATTAGGTGCTGTAGGCACAGCAAATAAAGAAGGCTTTGAACATATAGGACATACGGTTGTACCTCATGATATCATATTTGATACAACAATACATGATGTTCTTGACACTGCAATAACGTTTTTGTGTGTGCCAACTCCGCAAGCAGATGACGGTAGTTGTGATACAAGTATATTAGAATCGGTTATTACCGAACTTTCGCAACTTGACTATAAGGGTATTATTGCAATACGTAGTACAGTTGTTCCAGGATTTACACAACGCATGATCGACACACATAGAAATCTTACTATATGTTTTGTGCCTGAGTTTTTACGTGAACGTTGTGCAGCTGAGGATTTTATTAACAATCATAAATTACTAGCGATTGGAACACACGATATTTGGGTATATCGTAAACTAGTAAAAGTACATGGAACATTACCTGAACACACAGAACATTTAACGCCAAACGAGGCAGAAGTATTAAAGTATTATAATAATGTTTATGCTGCATTGCGTGTTACATTTGCCAACGTGATGTATGAAGTATGCAATAAACTTGATTGCGATTATACCACTATTAAAAATGCTTATATTAAAACAGGCAAAGCTACCGACATGTACTTGGATGTAAATCCTAATCTTAGAGGCTACGGAGGCATGTGTCTGCCAAAGGATACACAAGCAATAGCATCATTGTTAAAGCAACTTGATTTAGACTTTGAACTGATTAATAGTGTGCATACCGATAATGAAAAGTTTAAGAAAACAGTGTTTAATGGAATGAGAAGTTAATGAAATCTTATTCTCAATCGTGCCAAGATCTATTTGCATTAGAAGTGTGTAAAACAAAATCGTATATTGAGATTGGCGCAAAGAAATCTGTGAAGTTTAACAACACATACGAGTTAGAAAACAACGACTTTCAGGGATTTAGTCTCGAACTTTCAAAAAAACATTTGCCAGACTGGGATGCACAATCTAGAAAGAATAAATGTTATTTTGAAAATGCATTAACTTTTGATTATCAAAAAGCAATACAAGAAAACAATATGAACATGCATGTAGGATATTTAAGTTGTGATATTGAGCCTGCTGCAAACACGTTCCGTGCATTACAACGAGTAATAAGTCAAGGTGTTACATTTGATTGTATAACATTTGAACACGATGAATATCAAGAAGGTAACAAATATAATAGACTTGCAAAAGAGTTTATGGCTAGCAACGGATACAAAGTTGCAGTAGATCAAGTATTCATAAATGACGAACCTGAAAAAATATACGAAACATGGTTTGTAAACAATAATATTGCGTATGAACAAACAACATATGCCACTTTTTTAGAACAATATAAAACTATCATATAAGTATTACTATGAAAACAGTATTAGTTACAGGCGGATTTGATCCACTTCACAGTGGTCATATTGAATATTTCAAAGCAGCAAAGCAGTTGGGTGATAAATTAGTTGTAGGATTAAACAGCGATACATGGCTTGTAAATAAAAAAGGTCGGCCGTTTATGCCATTTGGAGAACGTGCGGCCATCGTTAAAGAACTGTCTGTAGTCGACGATGTTATACTAGTTGAAGATGATGACACCGGTGGCACAACAAAGGCTATAGGATTAATACTTGCAACACATAGTGGTAAATTAATTGTTGCAAACGGCGGCGACAGAGTAGATGGCGGTATACCAGAGCAAGCAACATACGGTGATCATCCTGACGTAGAGTTTGTGTTTGGTGTCGGCGGCGAAGATAAAAAGAACAGCAGTAGTTGGATATTAAAAAACTGGGACAAGCCTGTTACCAAACGTGCTTGGGGCGAATACAAAATACTAGATAGCAACAAAGACTGGCAAGTAAAAGAACTCACATTTTATGAAGGCAAAGCATTAAGCGATCAAAGACATTTTAAACGCAGCGAGCATTGGCATGTTGTTGACGGTGTTATAAACATGTATTTAGAAGACAAGTCTGGACACAAAACATCACACTTGTTAGTACCGGGCGATAGTATAGATATACCTGTAGGATATTGGCACAAAGCAATCAATATAGACAATAAAAATGCTAAAGTTATTGAAGTGTGGATGGGCAAAGAATTAACGGAGAATGATATTGAACGAAGAGATTAAAATGAATCAACCTATTAAACCATTAAAGATATTTGTAGGTTGGGATAGCAGAGAAGATATTGCATATCAAGTGTGTAAAGCTAGTATTGAAAACTTAGCAAGTGTTCCTGTTGAAGTTATACCATTGAAGCAAAAAGAACTCCGTAAGCATAAAGTATATACTAGACCAGTAGATGCGTTAGCAAGTACAGAATTTACATTTACAAGATTTCTTATTCCGCATTTAACTGAGTATGAAGGATGGGCATTGTTTATTGACTGTGACTTTGTTGCTCTTGAAGATGTTAAACTATTGTTTGATCAAGCCGATGACAAATATGCTGTGATGTGCGCTCAACATGATTATACTCCAAAAGAAACTGTAAAAATGGATGGTCAAGTCCAGCATATATATCCACGTAAAAACTGGAGTAGTATGATGCTTATTAACTGTGGGCATCCTAGCAATGCAAGTATAACAGCCGAACAAGTAAACAATGTACATAAAACTGGAGCATACTTTCATAGATTTAGTTGGCTAGACGATACAGAAATTGGAGAACTAAGTCACGAATGGAACTGGTTAGTTGGATGGTATAAAGAACCGGAGGATGGATCTCCAAAGTTTTTACACTACACAGAAGGCGGTCCTTGGTTTAAACAATATGAATCTTGCGAATATGCAAGTGAATGGTATAATGCAAAAAGTCGTATGCATGAAGAAATAATCGAAAGTCAAAAAAAAAGATCGCCGATTTAAGATTTAAAGATAAAAAAATAAATGACTTAGACTATCCACAATATTTTATAGATTATTTTAATGCCACGGTTCGGGATATTATAGATCCTGAAAGGGTTGTGTATAATCCGGATGCAATATTAAAAAAAGTTAAGGAAGACCAAATGGGTATAAAAGTAGTAGCAATAGCCTCAGACATAAACAAAGATGTTTTACAAAGAAAAGGAGCCGGATTTGATCCTTACCTTGAAGCATTTGTTATCGGTTGCAACGGAAAACTCGGAAACTTTGATTTAAAAACCGGAACTACTAACCCTTTGGTTTGTAGAGGAATAGGCGGAACCAGTCGTAAAGCTATTGCTTATTGTAAAGAAAATAATATTGATTTTTATACTATCGATACTGGATATATACAACCCGGAACAAAAAAAGAATACCATCGTATTACTAAAAACGCTATGCAAAACATTGGGCCTTGTATCGAACGAGATCATGATAGACTTAGATTACTAAAATGGAGATATAGAAATCATCGTCCGGGTAGTAAAATATTAGTAGTTCCTCCTAGCGAAAAAGTAATGAATTTTTATGGATACGATTTAAATGTATGGATGCAAGAAACTATATCAGAGATTAAAAAATATACATCAAAGGATATCGAAGTTAGATTAAAACCTTCGCGTACTGACAGAAATACCACAAATACTATTCAACAAGCAATGGAAGATGCATATTGTGTGGTTACATATAATAGTATTGCTGCTACTGAAGCATTGCTATACGGTGTGCCTGCAATAGCACTAGCACAAAATTCAGCAACAATGTTTTGTAATACTGAAATATCTCAAATAAATGATTTATATATACCCAACCCAGTTGATATGACTGCATTTGCTGCGCACCTAAGCTATTGTCAATTTACAACTAAAGACATGCGTACAGGAGTTGCTTGGAAAATACTAAATGAAAGTAGTTAGTTATCTTAAAAGTG